TTCTGATTTTGTCACGCCGTTGCCTGACTCAAGCAGTCCACAACCCGTAAATATTAGACCAGCATCGATCAGTGGAAATCCTCCTAACGTCGGAACTGTGTCAGAAGGTTTAATCACTATTCCGATTCGTGGCGACACGGTATCAGAAAGCACAGAGCATTTCGCTGTAATACTTGAGACGTTCGAAGGAATTAAGAAAGACTCTGTAACTGTTGCGATTAACAACACAGCGGCTACGTTTACGGTCACACCGAGCGCGGCGAGCTATACTGAAGGTGATACTCTTTCATTTACAATCAATCATAGTTCGCAAGATGGTGGCGATACAGTCACATGGCAATTTACTGGCGGGATAGCTAGTGATCCACGTCCACTTGCAACTTCTGGATCGTTTAACTTAAATAGCGGCACATCGACAACATTTAGCATTCAAGTTCGGGCTGATACTATTCAACGAGGTACAGTCGGAGGATTTTTTCAAGTTACGAATAGTAAATACAGTCCTGCTCTCGTAGCAACCTCTTCTGGTTTCAACGTGTTCGATCAAAATGCAATTTACAATCTTACGATGAATCCTACAACCGCAAATGAAGGTGATACTGTTACATTCGATGTGTCTGGAAGCAACATTACTGACGGCACTTATTATCTTCAGATTGGTAATGTCGGCACAAATAATTTAGATTTCTTAACGTATGCTGGCAATGGAGGAGCTCCTGGACAAGGATTAAACTCACGTGCTTCAATTACGGTAACAAACAATAGTGGAACAAGTTCATCTCTTGTTTTTGCTGACAGTTCCGAAACTGCTGATGAATCTTTTTATGCGTATCTTCATTCAGATCCTGTAGTGTTCGATCCGCTTGTTTCTTCGTTAAATCAGATTCGTGGTGGTGCGGCGGCTACTTACACTCTTACTCCGAACAAAACACGTGTTCCAGAAGGTGAGACTTTAACGTTTACATTTACAACGACTGGCGCTGACGGAATATTCGATTGGCAAGTACGAACGTCCGACACTTTCTTAACTTTTGATGGATTACGAGGCTTAACGCCAAATGACTTTGGTAAACTAAATCCCACCACAGGCGAGTGGGATGTCGATGAGCCTACAAATGTAGGACTGTATTCCTATTCGCAATTGCCATACGGAGATGAAGCAAGCGAAGGAAATGGAATGGTAGTTTCTGGTGGAACAGGAACGTTCTCGTTGCTAATTCGTGATGATGGTCAAGACGAAGATTCAGACGAACAAGATTTCTGGGCAATTGTTAAAAACAGTTCGGGTGTAACACTCGCTCAGTCTGCTTCTGTTCGTATCATCGATGCAGACGCAGTTGATTATAATCTGTACGTTGTTGAGCAAACGGGTGTGCGCGATAGTGCTGTTACAGAAGGTACTGAGAGTCTTGTATTAAACTTTACGACGAATGCGGCAGTTGACGAAAACTTGTATTTTGAATTGCAAAAGTCAGATGCTCTTGGTAGCCCTTGGTCTAGCAAATGGACAAACAATGCACAAAAATACATACCCTTTGCTGAAACTGATCCAGCATCTACAGCGATAAAACTTTTGTATACGCAAAATGGTGGTGCTGACATGGGCGCACCAATATTTGATGGCACATACGAAGGCGAGCAATTTGGCGTAGCGTATCTATCACGAAACGATTTTGCAAGTAATGGTGGTGACGTACTCGACACAATGACGTTCTCTGTACTAGATGCGCCTGCAACATGGACATTAACTGCTAGTGCGACTACTGTAGACGAAGGTAATTCAATTTCTTGGACTGTTGGTGGAACTAATATTCAAGACGGCACGTACTATTATAACATTACTGACTATGATGTAATTGAAACCGATCAAAGTGGTTCCGGTTCGGGGCAGTCTGCGATTCGCACAAGTGATCCAGAAGCACTGAACATTCCAAATGGCAGTGTATGTATTAACAATGCAAATGTGCCAGGAACTGTTACAGGCGCATTTGCTGTGACCGTCAGTGGTTCTATATTATATTATCAAATCAACATGAGCGAAAACTTAACTGCAACCGTTCAGAACGCACGGCTAGTATTTGGCAGTGAAGAAGCTTTGGCTGACTTTAACTCAGGATCGGCAGGCACGTTCACTATGACAAGTAATAGTGGTGGATTTGCTACGTCTACAGCCACAAATGACGATACGATTGATGACACATACACAATGGCTATATATGATCGAGCAGGTCCAACAGCACCAGCGGCAAGTGTAGGATTTACAATCACTGATACGACTGTGGGCGGTCCTGGTGGACAATCTACAGTGAACTTTGTTGCCGAACCCAGCATTGGCGGGTTCTTTGTCGCTGATCTGAAAGTTGTTACTGATGCAGATGCTCTTGCTACGGCGATATCATCCGTAGAGATTCGACCAGATGGTGGAGTATACGGAAAAGGCAATCTTGATCCTTTAGGCAGTAATGGAGTAACATTTATTAAGATCGGCACATGGCATCAATCAGCGACTACTACAGGTAACTTTACCGTAAGGGCTGAAATTATTTCTGGTCCTACTCTCACGTCAGTAGCACAGGGTAGCTACGGAACAGACTTGTCATTGTCTTCTACTCAGTCTTGGTCGCATCAAGTGCGAGTCCGAGCGCCGAATTCTAGATTTACTTCAATGCAAGTTAGATATACGATTACCGATGATGCTGATCCTACAAACACAGCTAGCCAAAACATAGTGTTTAACAGCGAAGTTGAATACATCGGAAATGCAGTAGAAACTCCATAATATGAAAAAAGACGATCCTAACATTAAGTCAGACTACGATTATTCCCGAGCAACTTACTATGAGTTGATTGACAAGGGAAGAGAATCGCTCGATCTGATGATCGAGGTTGCTCGCGAGTCTGAGCATCCAAGAGCCTTTGAAGTTCTGTCGAATATGATCAAGAACATTTCAGATGTCAATGACAAGTTGATGGAACTAAATAAGAAAACCAAAGACATTACACAAGAAAAAGAAGAGCCTAAAGCAATTACCAATAATAATGTTTTTATAGGAAGTACAACTGATCTGCAACGTCTGTTGCAACAAAGCGAAGATGAAAAGGTGATTGATGTTAGCCCATCGAATGAGTGATCACGAACATTATTTAGGTAATATCAATGTAAAACGTGACGGGGTACAGCAAGAGTGGACTCAGCATCAAGTGCTAGAGTACGCGAAGTGCATGAAAGATCCTGCATATTTTGCAAAGACTTACGTAAAGATTATATCACTTGATAAAGGACTTGTCAACTTTGACCTATACCCATATCAAGAAAAAATGTTCAACCATTTTAACGATAATCGGTTTTCTATCGTCTTGGCTTGTCGTCAGTCTGGTAAAAGTATTTCGTCAGTTGTTTACTTACTTTGGTACGCTATATTCCATCCTGAGAAAACGATTGCGGTTCTTGCCAACAAAGGCGCAACTGCAAGAGAAATGCTTGCACGTGTCACGTTGGCTCTTGAAAACTTACCCTTCTTTTTACAGCCTGGTTGCCGCGCTCTCAACAAAGGTAGTATTGAGTTTTCAAATAATTCTCGCATCATTGCTTCTGCTACTTCAGGCAGTTCTATTCGTGGTATGTCTGTCAATCTATTGTTTCTTGACGAGTTTGCTTTTGTTGAAAGAGCTAGTGAGTTTTACACCTCGACATATCCGGTAATCTCTGCGGGTAAAGATACAAAAGTTATCATAACATCTACCGCTAACGGTATTGGTAATACGTTCCACAAAATCTGGGAAGGCGCTGTACAAAAGACTAACGAGTATCAAGCCTTTACAGTTAACTGGTGGGACGTGCCAGGACGTGATGAAGAGTGGAAGAAGCAGACGATTTCGAACACGTCACAGATGCAGTTCGATCAAGAATTTGGTAATACGTTTTTCGGAACGGGCGATACACTGATCAATGCAGAAACACTGCTTAATCTAAGAGCAATGCCACCTCTCAAAATGCTTGAGGGCGGTGATGTAAAAATCTACGAAGAAACATCAAAGAATCACGAATATCTCATGATGGTCGACGTAGCAAAAGGAAGAGGACAGGACTATTCGACGTTTAACGTAATCGATATATCTGTGCGACCCTTCAAACAGGTCGCTGTGTATCGGAACAATACTATTTCTCCAATACTCTTCCCTGACATTATCTATAAGTTTGCGAAAGTCTACAATAACGCATATGTGATCGTTGAATCAAATGATCAAGGTAGCGTGGTTTGTAGAGGCTTGTATTATGATCTAGAATACGAAAATGTTCACGTGGAGTCAACAGTAAAGGCAAATGCTGTTGGCATTGAAATGACACGGAAGACAAAACGTCTTGGTTGTTCTGGCATCAAAGACCTTCTTGAAAACAATAAATTAGATATTGTTGACGATGATACCATCTTAGAGATTTCTACGTTCGTATCGAAGGGACAGTCTTACGAAGCCGCTGATGGCAACCACGACGATTTGATGATGAACTTAGTGATGCTTGGTTACTTTATATCGACACAGATGTTCTCAGACATGACAGACATCAATCTCAAGCAGATGATGTTCGAACAGCAGATGAGACGTATCGAAGAAGATGTGGTGCCGTTTGGTTTTCATGATGATGGGTCTAGTGCCATTCAAGAAATCGAAGATAGAGAACGTATGAAGTACGAACCGTGGCAGTTGTCATGGGACGAACCATACTGAAAACAGGTAATTTATAAATAAATACATTGAAATTATCCGTATTATGTTCTCTTATCATATATTAACGAAAAAAAGGACACGACCATGGCATTAATACCATCTGAGTCTCCAAGCATTCTCGTAAAGGAATTCGATCTGTCTGGTGTTGTGCCGGCAGTCACTTCTTCAACGGGAGCGTTTGTAGGGGACTTTAACTGGGGTCCAGCTAATCAGCCTATTCTGGTAAGTAGTGAAGCAGAATTGGCTTCGCAATTTGGATCTCCTTCTGACGATTCTGCGGCGGCAGTATCGGATTTTCTCTCCGCTTCAATGTTTTTGAAGTATTCAAGTAGCGCGTACGTAACACGTACCGTAGACGATTCAGCACAAAACGCAATTGCGGCTGGTGCTGACCAAGTGTTGATTAGAAATCGTGCTGATTGGGATGCGCGTAGCGTCACAACTCTCAACAACTATGTTATCGCAAAATATCCTGGCACTTTAGGTAACAGCCTTAAGATTTCAATGTGCCCATACAGCGAAGGTGATAGTGCGTTCGATAACTGGACTATTGACGGCGCTAATATCTCTACACTGTTTGATGGTGCACCAAGATCATCGGCTAACGTAGCTGGTTTTGGCTTTGCGGCTGACTCTGAAGTTGGTGATGAAGTGCACGTTGTCATTCTCGACGAGGATGGTAAAATTTCAGGAACACCGGGAACAGTACTAGAGAAGTATGAGTATCTTTCTCTAGCCACTGACGCAAAAACTTCTAATGGCTCAACAAACTTTATTCAGAACGTTTTGAATAACAAGTCTGAATATGTTTGGGCACCCAACTTGTCGGATGCTTTCCCAGGAATTACAAGTGCGGCATCGTTTAGAGGTTCTCAAGCGGCTCGTGTAGCGAACTATTCTCTTGATCGAGGTAGAGCGGCTAATCCGGGCATAAACGATTATCTGATTAGTTTTGGTGAATACAACGATCCTGATGTAATTCAAGTGGACTTCTTAGTTGCACCAGAAATTTCAGACAGTGCTGACTGTAGAACTATGGCCAACAGCTTGACTGCACAAGCGGTAGCACGTAAAGACTGCGTTGTTGTAACTTCACCTCCTGCAGAAATTGTGACAGGAAGAGGTTCGAATACCAGTACAATTGCTTCTGCTACAGCGGCATGGGCTAATACGCTGAACGCTTCTTCCTACTTGATCGTCGATGGCAACTACTTGAAAGTATACGATAAGTATAACGATGAGTATGTGAATATTCCTGCGGCTGCCGCAACAGCGGGTGTGATGGCGTCTACCGATCTGAATGCAGATCCGTGGTACTCTCCTGCAGGCTCTAGAAGAGGGCAGTACTTTGGAGTGACATCTCTGGTGTACAACCCTGCTAAGGCTCAAAGAGATACGCTGTATAAAGCCGGTGTTAACCCAATCGTTAACTTGCCAGGACAAGGAATTTTGTTGTACGGAGATAAGACTAAGTTAGGTCGTCCTTCTGCGTTTGATCGCATTAACGTTCGTCGCCTCTTCTTGGTGATCGAGCGAGCAATCAAAGGCGCCGCACAGAACGTTATGTTCGAATTCAATGATGAATTCACTCGTGCGGAATTCGTTAATATCATCGAGCCTTTCTTGAGAGAGATCAAGGGTCGAAGGGGTATCACTGACTTCAGAGTGGTGTGTGATGAAACAAACAACACTCCGAACATCATTGATAACAATCAATTTGTCGCATCGGTCTTCATTAAGCCTGCACGTTCTATCAACTACGTAACATTGAACTTCGTAGCAGTTAGAACTGGCGTAGACTTTGATGAAGTCGTTGGACTGGTTTAAGCGCAAGGAGAATAACTCATGGCGATTTTAGGAGTAGATGACTTTAAGTCGAAGCTGAGAGGTGGTGGCGCAAGACCTAATCTGTTCAAGGCGACACTTAACTTTCCAGTATACGCAGGGGGTGACGTAGAACTTACGTCATTCCTCTGTAAGACTGCGCAGTTGCCACAATCCTCAACTAACTCGTTTGCAGTACCGTTTCGCGGTCGCGAACTAAAAGTTGCGGGTGATCGTACATTCGAAGATTGGACAGTCACTATCATTAACGATACTGACTTTACCATTCGTGATTCGTTTGAGCGATGGATGAATGGCATCAACGCACACAGTGCTAACACAGGCTTGACAAACCCAGTTGATTATCAATCAGACTTGCTGGTTGATCAATTGGATCGTGACGAATCTGTGATCAAGCGTTATACGTTTAGAGGTGCATTCCCGACAGTTGTTGGACCAATCACCCTTGACTATGACCAGCGTGATCAGATCGAAACGTTTGATGTCACGTTCTCGTATCAGTATTGGGAAAGCAATACGACATCTTAATGGTGTACTAAATATAAGGGAGTCTTCGGGCTCCCTTATATAATTTTTTAGGAATACGTATGGCAGATAACGTAAACACATTGAAACTTTTTGGCTTCGAAATCAAGCGAGCCAAAAAAGATGACAAAGACAAAGAGAAATTACAGTCTGTTGTCCCACCAACTGACACTGACGGCGCGGGTTATGTAACTGCGACGGCGGGTCATTTTGGTCAGTACATTAATATGGATGGAGATGAGTCGAAAGACAACCATCATCTTATTTTGCGCTATCGTGGTGTAGCCATGCATCCTGAAGTAGATATGGCAATTGACGAAATTGTCAACGAAGGCATTTCTGCTTCTGAACTATCATCTTCTGTAGAAATTTCACTTGATGACATTGAAGCTGGTGAAAAGATCAAAGAGCAGATTCGTGAAGAGTTTGAAAACATTATCGGTATGCTCCGATTCAATGAGATCGGTCACGAAATCTTTAGGTCTTGGTACGTAGATGGTCGTATCTATCATCATCTTCTTATCAATGATGCACAACCAAAAGCAGGCATTCAAGAGATTCGAAACATTGACTCGACTCGCATTCGAAAGGTGCGCGAAGTCAAATACAAGAAAGATCCAACAACTGGCGTCAAGGTCGTAGACAAAGTTGATGAATACTATATCTACGAAGACAAGCCAGGCAACACGCAAACTGGTGTAAAACTGTCTAATGATTCGATCAGTTATGTCACTAGTGGTCTATTAGATGAGACAAAAAAGAAAGTTGTTTCGCATCTCCATAAAGCACTGAAGCCAATCAACCAGTTGCGCATGATGGAAGACTCGTTGGTCATCTATCGTCTCGCACGTGCACCCGAACGTCGAATTTTTTACATCGACGTAGGTTCTTTGCCTCGTGGTAAAGCAGAGCAGTACATGTCGGACATCATGTCCAAGTATCGCAACAAGCTGGTCTATGATGCAAACACTGGTCAGATCAAAGATGATCGCAAGCACATGTCAATGCTTGAAGACTTCTGGCTACCACGTCGAGAGAACGGACGTGGAACAGAGATCACAACACTGCCAGGCGGCGAGAATCTGGGACAGATAGATGACATCATCTATTTCCAGAAGCGACTGTATCGTTCTCTGAATGTCCCAGTGAATCGTTTAGAGCAAGAAGCACAATTCTCGCTTGGCAGATCGACTGAAATTTCTAGAGATGAGGTTAAGTTCCAAAAATTCATTGATCGGCTTCGTAGAAGATTCTCTTGGGTGTTCTTGGGTATTCTCAAGAAGCAACTCATACTTAAAGGTATTATCACCGAGCAAGACTGGGAAGAGTGGAAAGACAACATCTATGTTGACTTCGTAAAAGACAACCACTTTACCGAACTGAAAGAGATGGAGATTCTTCGCGAACGTATCGGTATCATGAACGAAATTACACAGTTCGTTGGTGAGTACTATTCGAAAGAATGGGTTATGCGTAACGTCTTGCGCATGTCCGATGATGATCTAGAAGCAATGAAAAAAGAGATCGATCAAGAAACTAAAGACGGTGAAATTGAAGATAAAGATGAAGAAGAGCAACAAGAGCCAGCGGCGCCTAAACCCGTACCTGTTCAAGTTGTTCCCGATGAACCAAAAGATGAGGAAAAATAATGTCTGACGAAGATGTAGTAATTGACGAATTGCAAGCAGAGCCTATTCAACCAAACTCTAAAGCAGTTGAAGATTTTCTAAAGGCGATTGAAGATCAAAACTTCACTCAAGCCGAGCGACAGTTTAATGATATGGTAGGTGATCGTTTGCAAGATACTTTGGATCAAGCCAAAGCAAGAATTGCGGCGTCTCTGGGTCAAGAAGAGCCAGAAGCTGAAGAAGATGATCTAGATGCTGTTGAGGACTCGCTTGACGATGACGAAGAAATTAGTCTTGATGATCTTGACTTAGACATCGATGATAATGAAGATGACGTGGATGAGGATGACGACGAAGACCTCGTTGCTCCTGTTTAAAAATCATTATTTTATAAATAAATAACACGAGACAAAATGTCAAAGGTAACTGATAAAGAAATTAAATTATTGGAAAAAGTTGCTAACGCCCATCTGTATGAAGTAATGGGCAACAAAGACAGGTATATAGACAAGCCTGATAATTTTAGCACAGTCCAATATATGAATGCAAGAGGACATGTTGATCAACTCAAATTAAAGGAGATGATCGTAAAATGTATCATAGATCATGTTGGAACGTCTGAAGCGTTTCTAAACATGGGAACAGCATGTGGTCATTTAGAGTATGCTAATCGATTGAACCACGGGCGATTGACAATCAGTTCATGCGAATGGGATTATCAATATGAGTGCTGTGAAAAGATACGTGACATGCTGGGCGTTCAGATCAGTTACAGATGTAATGACGTTTTAGGTGATGATTTTGAAATACGTGATTGTAAGACGTATTTCGATCACGTTATTTTAGATAGGTTTTTTCCTGTGTATCGAGCAGATACACACCACAGAACAGAAGAGGTATTGAAGAAATTTAAACCATACGCAAGGAGAGCAATTTTAATTGAGTCCGATGGCAACTGGTCAAAAGAACAATGGTCTTGGTTAGTCAAGACAGCCGAACGAAGAATTAAAATCTCAGGCGAATGGAATATGTTTCTGATAAAACTGGAAAACTTATGAAGACGTTTAAGAGCATCCGCGAAGCGAAGAAAAAAATGCCAGCAGGTGAACATGTCTTCGACAAGAAAGTGAATCGTCACTCAGTGATGATCCACAAAGACAACAAAGGGTTTACTGTCTATATTGACGGTGACAAACTAGACACCTATCGTTCTCAGAAAGAAGCTGAGAAGATGGGTGTAGCTTTCGCTAAGGAAATGTAAATGAAACTTATTACCGAATATCATGAAAACGACTTACAGTGCATCGTCGAAGCAAAGGATGGTGGTGAAAAGTCTTATATGATTGAAGGTATCTTTGCGCAAGCAGAACAAAAGAATCGTAACGGGCGTATCTATCCTAAAACAATTATGGAAAAGGCTGTAAATACGTACGTTGAACAACAGGTTAGCAAAAAGCGGGCTGTGGGTGAATTGAATCATCCCGAAGGTCCCACTGTTAACTTAGACAAAGTTTCTCACCTCATCACTGATCTTCGATTCGAAGGCAATGATGTAGTAGGAAAGGCACAAATATTGGATACTCCAATGGGCAAGATCGTTAAAGGCTTGCTTGATGGTGGCGTTCAACTAGGCGTGTCAACTCGTGGCATGGGTAGTCTTGAGCAAAGAAATGGCACAATGTATGTGCGAGAAGACTTTATTTTGAATACTGTCGATATCGTACAAGATCCTTCCGCGCCTGCGGCTTTCGTTAATGGTATTATGGAAGGCGTAGAGTGGGTATGGAATAACGGTGTTATTGAGGCTCAAGAAATTGAAAAAATGGAGACTGAAATTAAATCGGCTCCGACAAAGCATCTCTATGAGACGCAAGTTCGTGAGTACAAAAATTTCCTCTCGTTGCTCAAATCAAACTTTAAGGAGTAAAACATATGTCTGATCTAGACCAAAATGTTGAGCTTCCTATCGATGAGGACAACCAAATCGAGGAAGCAAGTGCTCAGAAGATGCCTGTTGGTACAGAGGCGGACTCTATTGCGTCTGTAGACAAGACTGACGCTCCTGTTAAGAAAGCTCCCGCTCGTAAAGGGGATCAGACTAAACAGGATCCGATGCCTAAGACCAAAGCAGGAATGCTAAACGCTATGTACAGCAAGATGTCTGGTATGAAAAAAGACCAACTGACTGCTATGTTCAGCAAGATGTCTGAAGAGTTCGAAGATGTAGAAGAAGGCGAAGCAGTTGAACTGCCCGAGTTCTCTTACAACGATGAACTGTCTGCTCTTGTAGAAAGCGAAGCTACTTTATCTGATGAGTTCAAAGCGAAAACTGCTGTGATCTTTGAAACTGCTATTCGTTCTAAGCTGTCCGAGGAAATCGAACGCCTAGAGGATGAATATCAAACTCGACTCGACGAAGAGCTGGACGCTACGCGCACAGACCTCGTAGAGAAAGTTGATAGCTACCTCAACTACGTAGTTGAGAACTGGATGCAGGAAAACAAACTCGCTGTTGAGACTGGCTTGCGCACTGAAATCGCTGAAGATTTCATGGGCAAACTGAAGGATCTGTTCCTTGAGTCTTACATCGAAGTTCCTGAGTCTAAAGTTGACCTAGTTGATGAACTTGCAGAGCAGGTTGAAGAGCTTGAAGAAAAGCTTAACAGCCAAACTGCAACTGTTCTTGAAATGTCTGAGAAGGTTGAGATTTATCAGCGTGAAGCGATTATTCGCGAAGCGTCTCGTGATCTCGCCGAAACTCAGGTAGAAAAACTCGCGTCTTTGGTGAGTTCTCTCGACTTCGAAGATGAAGAATCTTTCGCATCTAAAGTCAAGACTGTAAAAGAGTCTTACTTCAAGAAGGAAGTTGCTTCTACAGAAGAAGAGATCGTCGAAGACTGGGATACAAACAACACAGAGGTTTCTTCTGTGATGGACATGTATCTCAACGCCATCAAAAAATCTAATAAGTAAGGAGTACTAAGATGACTGTTCAAGTATCTTATGACAAACTCATCGAGAAGTGGAGCCCAGTTCTCGAGGAAACGTCTGCTGGTGAGATCAAAGATCATCACCGTAAAGCTGTAACTGCCGCTGTTCTTGAGAACCAAGAGCAAGCATTCCGGGAAGAAGCAGGCATGCTTGCTGAAGCCCCAACCAACACCAACTTCAGCGCAACTGGCGCTGCCGCTGGCGTAACTGGCGCAAACTGGAACCCTGTTCTGATTGCTCTCGTTCGACGTGCTATGCCTAACCTCATGGCTTACGATCTCGCAGGCGTTCAGCCTATGACTGGTCCTACTGGCTTGATCTTCGCAATGAAGGCTCGTCACAAGACTACTCGTGGTGGTGCAACTGCTGACACTGAAGCTTTGTTCCAAGAAGCGCACACTCCGTTCTCTGGCGACTCTTCTGTGTCGCAAGATTCGGCTAATGCCGCTGGTAACAAGGGTCCTTCTGGTCTGACTGGTGTTTCTGACACTGACAACGACTCTTCTATCGTTGACTCTGGTTCGTCTTACGTTCCTGGTGTTGGCGGTGGTATGTCTACGGCTGATGCTGAAGCCCTCGGTTCTACCGGTTCTGCATTCGCAGAGATGGGATTCACCATCGAAAAGAGCACGGTTACTGCGAAGTCTCGTGCACTGAAAGCAGAATACAGCCTTGAATTGGCTCAAGACTTGAAAGCGATTCACGGTCTTGACGCTGAGACAGAGCTGGCTAACATTCTGTCTACTGAGATCCTCGCTGAAATTAACCGTGAGATCATCCGTACTATCAACAGCCAAGCCAAGATTGGTTGCCGACAAGCTGGTCTCCAGACTGCTGGTATCTTCGATCTTAGCACTGACGCTGATGGTCGTTGGTCTGTTGAGAAG